AGACGGAACTTTTTCCTTGTCTGGTGGCCATGCGATTTCGTGGGGTTCGAGTGGACGTTCAAAAAGCTCATACAATGAAGCAAGAGTTAGCGCAACAAGAAGCCATGTTAATCCAAAAAGTAAAAAAAGAAACCAACATAGACACTCAAATATGGGCTGCAAGAAGTATTGCACAAGTTTTTGATAAACTAAAACTAGATTACGATAGAACTGAAAAAACACAAGCACCTTCCTTTACTAAAAATTTTTTACAGAATCACCCCCACCCACTGGTGAAACTAATTGCCCAGGCCCGTGAAATAAACAAAGCCCATACCACGTTTATTGATACCATATTAAAACATTCACATAAAGGTAGAATTCATGCAGAGATAAATCAATTGCGTTCAGATAATGGCGGAACTGTGACCGGTAGATTTTCGTATTCAAACCCAAATTTACAGCAAATACCAGCTAGAAACAAAGACCTTGGACCACGGATTAGGTCATTATTTATACCCGAGGAAGGCCATACATGGGGTTGTTTTGACTATTCTCAACAAGAACCTAGACTTGTAGTGCATTATGCTGCTTTACAGAATTTATATGGTGTTGGCGATGTTTTAGATGCATACAACGATGGTGATGCAGACTTTCATGATATTGTTGCTGACATGGCAGAAATACCTAGATCACAAGCTAAGACTATAAATCTTGGTTTGTTTTATGGTATGGGTAAAAATAAATTACAAGCAGAGTTAGGTGTATCTAAAGACAAAGCCGATAGTTTGTTTAAACAATATCACAACAGAGTTCCATTTGTAAAACAATTGATGGATAATGTTATGCAACGTGCACAAAACTCTGGTCGAGTAAGAACTTTACTAGGTCGACTATGTAGGTTTCATTTATGGGAACCTAATCAATTCGGTATACATAAAGCATTGCCTCACGATGCAGCGCTCATGGAACACGGACCAGGGATTAAACGTGCATACACATACAAAGCATTAAATAAATTAATACAAGGATCAGC